AGTCGATTGCGGACCAGAATCCCCGCAATGCACGGCTGCAGGAATTCGCCAAGTCACATATTGCGGAAGCCAAATCTCGGGCGGAATTTCTCCAGAAGCAGCAGGACTTGGAATCGGGTCGAGCCGACCACAAAGCGGAATTTCAACAGACGGCAGCCGATCGCGAGCAGGCGCACGCCGACATGGTGGCGATGCGACAGCAGGGCCTCGCACTACAGCAGCAGAATGAGCAGGCCAACCAGCAGTTCAAAGCCATCACGGTTCAGATGCAGCAATCGAAGAACAAGGACGAGCAGCAGCAGCACTTCGATAGCGCCTCGCGCAACCTGCAAACGCAATTGATGAATATCCAGAAATTGACGACCTCCGCGACGCCAGCATCCGCAGATCAGATTAAGAGCCAGATCGACAAGTGGAACGCGCAGGCCAGGACGTTGAAGACGCAGGCCGATAAAGCGGGCCTCGATTACGACGAGAGTCTATTCGAGCCGGTAACGGCCAAGACGATTCAGAATCATCCTTGGTTGGGTGGTTTGAGCGGCACTACTACGAGCATTGAATCGGGTGCCGCTCCGCCGTCTGCTACAGCGCGACCATCTGGTGTTGGTTCCGATTGGACTCAGACTTCAGTGAAAGGCAAGCCCGCGTGGGTGAGTCCTGACAAGACCAAAGCCGTTTTTATAAATGGCTGATGTTGTTTCCATCAATCCAAAGGATGTTGATCCGGTAGTCTCGATCAATCCTGCGGATGTCGATCCGCCATCCCCCTCTATCATGGACCCGCACCCGGTCCAGTCCGGAGTCAGGCGCATCGGTCGAGTAGTCGGCGCTCTTGACCCAACCAACCCCGCCAATTTGCCAAGGGTTGCTCCTCCCGCAGCGGGAACTGCTACTGCGATAGGCGCTCCTCTTGCCGGAGCAGCTATCGGTGGAGCGATAGGCGGTCCTCCAGGTGCGGTCGTGGGTGGTTTAACGGGTGCCGCGGTGGGCGGTTTCGGCGCGCCTTATGCTGAGTACGCGACCAGCAAGGCGTTGGGGAATCATCCTGCGGTCCCGGCTTTTTCTGATGCGGTGAAGGGTGCGGTTATCAACACGGTCTTTGAAGGCAACGCGCAAGTGAGCAAATTTGTCGGGGCAAGCGAACGGGCCGCTGCCGCAGAACTGGCCGGGCAGACGACGAGAACCGCAACCGAGATGGAGCGTCTCCCGCCCGAACTCAGAACACCGGAAAATATCCGCGCGGCCGCAACCAACCGCGATTTTCTCGGCCGGATGGGTATGAGTCCGCAGGAAATAGATGCGGCGATTGCTGATCCAGCGGGAACGGCAGAACGCTTACAGCAGTCGGTTAATGAAGGATTATCGGTAGCCGATACCTTCAATAAGACGGTGGAGGGGGAACGCGCAAGGTTCAAGACTCGTTACGATGCGGCCTATGGCGCACAGGCGAATGCTCCGGTCGATACCAAGCCTATGGCCGATCAAATGCGTCAGATTGCCCAAGGGCAGGGACAGCACGAACTGACCCCGACCTTCAGGAATTTCCTGCTGCGTAAAGCTGATGAACTAGAAGGGCTAACTCCCAAGACCGCCCCAGTTCCCGGTGAAGTCTTGCAAGGAGCGACCAAGGCGCAGGCTGCGCAATATCGAGGAATTGATCTGGACCCCGGCACCCAGGCTCAATTGGAAGCACAGAAACGGGGTATTACCGACAATCGTGAGCTTCGTCGGATCGGTCAAGAAGCCCGAGCAGCAGCCCAAAAAGGACCAACCACTACGGTTCAAGATTTACGCTCGCTGCGAACCGAGATACGTGAGAACGTTCCGGCTGGTGCGACCAATCTGGATCGCAAGATCGCCGGGCAACTCGACCAGTCCATTACCGACAACTACGAGAAGTCGATTCTCGATCATGGCGGAACCAATGAGCAGATAGGGCAACTCCGCGGTATCGATCAAGATTACGGGGAGTTTCAGCGGACTATTGGCACGCTCAAACCAGGCAGCAAGGAATTCGGCGAGCAGACCGCTGATGCTTTCTTTCAGACCGCCAAGAACAACCCGACCCTGGCATTGAACTACGTACGCATGGCGGAAGAATCGGGGACCATGCCCGAGTTTCGCGAGCAATTCCTGAAAAACCTCACCGGAGAGATGCAGGCGACTGATCAACCATTAAGCCAGATGGAAGTCCTCCAAAAGCTCCAAACGACGTGGCGCACTACGGAGGATGGCAAGCAGGTTTTGCGATCGGTGTTTGGAAAGAACTCTCCGATGGCCGATCCGGTCGAATTCTCCAAAATCTACTCGAATGTCGCAAGTGCAAGCGGGAAGGCGAAAGCGGCTGAAGCTGCTCAGAGCGTCATTTCCGGCTACATACGCTCGCCGAGGATGATCGTAAGTCTCGCCTCGTTCTACGCGACCTATTCGTTGATCGTCGGGCATGCCGGATCTCCGTGGGGTGACCTGCGCAAGAATCCCCAAGCTGCCCTCACCGGCATCGTGGGTGCGGCGCTTACGTTAGCGGGAGTGAACAAGATCATGTCAACGGTATCGCCGCAGGTCCAGAGAACCTACGCGAGCTGGCTGGTGAATCACGACCCCGAAAGTTTTGCCAATCTGATTCGGATGACCGGTGCGACGACGACCGGCCTCACGAGTCAGCCGTCAGAAGAGACTCGCCCTTAGCCATTGCTTCTCTGGCTTTCTGGAGTACATCCGTCGCGAAATGCAGTCCATCGGCGTTGACCGCCTCGGCTGCCTCTTCAGCCATCTCCGCCGCTTCTTCCGGTTCCGCCCCCCATCCCAAAGCCGATCCGAATTCCTCGTACTTGGAATCGTGGGGAATGATCCAGATCTTGCCGTCCAGCACGAAGTAGTTGTGAAAGGCGTAGAAGCACTTCTTTGGAAAATCCACGCGCAGAAAGTCGTCCGCCACCACGTCAGACTTGAGTACGATTTCGCAAAAGTATTTCGCTTTGCCGTAATCCGGCGGCTCTCCCTTGAGCACTACCTGGGAGAAATTCCCGCAGGCCTGCGACATAATGCCGCCAGGTGGTGACGGCACCCGGCAAGTCGCGTCCGTCATGAAGACGGTGCCGTCCTCGGTGATGCGCATCTCGTTGGAGAAAAAACAGTTGTAGCCGGTGGAGGCGAAGTAATCTCCGATCACCTCGAAGATGGGCCGCAGCGGTTTGGGGGTTGTCTGGATCAGCCTTCCTGCATACCCCGCATCCTTGATCTCGCAGCCCAGGATCGCAGGTTCCATCCATCCATTACTGAAGTAAGTGTCGATGCCAAGTTCGCACGCCGACGGAATCGGGTCTTGCACGATAAAGCGCACCAGGTGACCGATGGGGCCGAAGCGTACCTGCAAACGATTGAACCACGGCTGCGCGCTCTCCCAGTCCACGAAATGAAACGTCTCGAGGTCGCCGCGGAACACGCTGACCTTGATAAACTTGTCCTTCTCGTGCTTCAGGTACTCATCAAGCTGCTGGAGTCCTTCGATCTCGCACTGCTCAATCACCGGCAGCTGGTGCTCTTCCAGCAAGTTCGCCATGAACCAGCGATCGGTCTCAAGATGATTGCCGGCGCCGCTGCCAAACACCGGAATCTTGAGCTCACGCGCCAGTTGCTCGAGTCCATTCAGATGGAGATCAAGCACCACCAGGTGGGAGGCGTTGCCCTCCAGCATGTAGGTAATGGGATCATCGACGCGTTCTATATCGGGAATGCCGGTGCCGGGTGCGAATTCCCGCGAGGTCGGAAACGCGTTGTGCCACGATGAGTAGTAGGCGACCGGCTGGTCTTGTGCCAGGCGGGCGGCGACGTTTACGAAGAGCCCATTATCAACGACGAGCAGTTTCATGACCCTGCTTGTAAAAGCACGCAGACGATTTGACAAGAGAAACCCGAACGCATAAGTGGTCTGGGACAGAAGCAAGCCACGAATTTATAAAGGTTGGTACAGGACAATGCCGCGTGGAAGCAACAGTTCCATCGAAACCGACCGGGTGAGCGCGCAGGAGCGATTCAACTCTTCGCGTGCGAACGGGAAGACTGACGCCGGTGCCGCAATCCCCAATTCGCCCTATGTTAAAAAAGGGTTCGGAAGTGAGACCGGCATGCAGAGGAACCCCAAGAAGATGCCCGCTCCTCGAGAGTAAGCCATGCCCATCGGCGTCGACGTGTTTTTAAACGCCAACCAGTGGGTGATCTCTTACGACGCTCTTACTGCCACTCACACGTTGCCCTACCAGTTGTGGCCTGACATCACCGACCTGCTGCAGATGAAGCCGTTTCTGCCACGGCGCATGGTGTGGACCGCAGTCGCGTCGGCCGCTGGCAACCAGGTCATCCTCCAGGACAGCCAGGGCGCCACCTACGTGCATTTCGTCGCTTCCGGAGCTGACTACCAGCCCCCGCAAGAATGGAAACGCTCCACCTACGAATCGGGTCCGATGAAGGTCATCATCACCCAGTTTGATGTGGGGGAACTGATTATTTACCTCTGAATCAATGCCTGAGCTGCGTGTCACCCTCAAGTTCGAGTTGGATGGCGTCACGCTGTCCGATATGCCGCTGATCAGCCGGGTGATTGTTGCGGAAGGCGGCGCCCCCGTCATCCAGGTGTTTGCCCCGGATAACAATTCCACCGCGTTCCACCCGATACCCTCGATCACTTCGCCCAATGTCGGGGTGTTTTTCGCGCACACCGATCAGACGCTCAACTTGAACCTCAACGCGTTCAGTGCGGTGCCCCTGCAGGCGGGCGGTTTCATCCTGATCTTCGGGACGCAACTGACGCAGGCGACCCCATCCACCGATGTGCAGATCAACAACCCGGCTCTCACCGGTGGTGCCAGCGCCAACGTCACGATCCTCCATACGGGCACCTAAGTGCGCACCGTAGCGGAAGGTGCCGGAGAGTCGCTCAAGCTCACTGCCGAGCAGCGCTCCCGCCTCTCGGCCTATCTGCAATCCGCGCATCGCGAAGCGCTCGACCAGCGTTTCGGCGTGGAGAAGATGTGGCAGCGTTGCGACAACTCCTACATCGGTCAGTCACCGGCCGATCCCAGGTGGACCCCATATAAGGAAGCTCCCGTTATCGAAGTCACCATCGGTGCCATGTGCACCGATTCGGTGATCGCGCAGGCCAACAACCTGATCTTTCAGACCGAGCCGATTCTCACCATCCGCCCCACCCACGAGAACTACCAGGCCAAGGCCGAGGCGCTGCAGCGGCTGGTCGATATCGAAGTCCGCGGCAAGATGTGGAATTTCCGCGGCGGTGCCACCGAGGGCCTGGTGGACGTGGTCAAGAAAGGCAACGTGGTCTGGTACGTGCCCTTCACCAAGACCGTGCGGGTCACCGACATCGAGAAGGTGGTGACCTTCGGCCCCAAGATTTATTGCCTGCCGCTCGAGGATTTCATCATGCCCGCCAATTCCACCAAGGACGTGCAGGCCGCCCGCTTCGCGACCGCGCGTTTCTGGCTGGGGCGCAAAGATTTGAATCTCAAGGCGCGGCTCAACAACTGGTCGGTGGACGACGCGGTGGGCGGCGATTCCAACGCGCCGCGCTACACGCGCCTGCGCGCTGCGGGCCTGGCCGGCGTTGCGGGCGAGAAATACGAAGAAGTCGCCATTGCCGACACGTTCTGCTACTTCGACCTGTTCGAAGACGGCACCGAGTGCGACCTCGAACTGATCTGGAACATGACCTCCGGACGCATCCTGAAGGCCATGTGGAACCGCTACGACTACCGCCCGTTCGTGCTCGAGTGCTACCAGGACCAGGCTCACACCTGGGTTGGTCTCGGCGTCATGCAGATGTCGGAGCAGTACGAACGCATGGCGACCGAGTTATGGAACAACCACGTCTGGAACGCGATGATCGCCAACATGAAGGCCTTCAAGGGGCCGTCATCCGCCATGCAGGAGGCCAGCGAGCTCTATCCGGGCGTGTTTCTCACTACCGACAACGGCGATGTGCAGGCCATGGATATGGGCATCGTCAATCCATCCTCCATCCAGGCCTTTACCATGATCATGCAAATGGTGCGGGATCGGACTGGCACCCAGCTGCTCAATCAGCCGATGCGCAACAACTCGCGGACCCCCGCCAATACCATGTCCATGATCTCGCAGCAGTCCAATACCCGCTTCACTCCCCAGTTCGACAACATGCGCGACGGCCTGGCCAACTGCGCGATGCAGTGCATCTATCGCCTCCAGGAACAGGTAAAGGGCGGACCCAACCAGAAACTGGTCAGGGACCAGATCCTTGCGTTGCTGGGCGACGAAGACGGGGAACTGGTCATCGACCTGTTGAAGCAGAAGCGCCCACTGGTGGAAGCCATTGAAGTCCAACTCACTGCTGCCAGTGTCTCGGTCAATCGCGAGTCGGACCGCCAGAACCTCATGCAGCTGGCTACCCAGGTCTATCCGCTCTACTTCCAGGCCTGCCAACAACTGGCCGCCATCAAGGCGCATCCGCCGTTCCCCGGCGCCGACCAGGTGGCGGATCAGGCCGCCAAGATGATCAACAACATCATGCACAAGCTCTTGAAGACTTTCGACCAGATCGCCGAGGTCAGGAATCTCACCGTCGATCTCGATGCGATTCAGCCCGTCATGGCCAACTTGGGAATGGAACAGATTCCGGGTCAGATGCAGGGAGCCATGACGGGAATCATGGGCGGTCCCAGTCCAAACGGTGCTGCTGGACCAAGGCAATGAGTACTCCCGACAAACTCATAACCGCGATTCGCAATGACACCGCGATACTGACCAATATCGTCGGTTGGCTGGATAGCGAACTGCAGAAAATAGAAGCGTCAGCGCTCGCGCTCGAGCGGACCCATGAGGAATGGATGCTGCTCAAAGGCGAAGCGCGCTGTATAAGGCGGCTGCGCGATTTCCTCAAAAAGGAGGCGAGGTTGAAGGATGTGGAAGAGCAACCGAGAAATGGCGCGGTTCGACGAGACCTTCAAAACCGCCTGCGCTAATGCGGGCGTCTACCCGTCCCGACAACAATATCGGAAATGGCGTCACCATCGAGGCGCGGCCTACCTGTCGGCTAATAACCTAACGCGCAAAGACCGTGACACGCGCTATAAAGAAACGCCCATTCTTGACAAAGAACGGGAAAAAAGAATAGGGATTCAAGCTAACTAAGTTTTATTTGCCGGATGTGCGAAAGGCCCCGGAGTCTTTTGCATGTATGGCAGACGAAGCGAAACCTGATTCAACTCCTGCTCCCGCACCCGAAACTGACCAGGCTCTGATCGACCGCATCACCGCCGGCGTAAAAGCCGGGGTCGAAGCGGTCATTCCCAAACTCAACGAACAGATCAACGCGCGGCCCGTCACCACGCCCTCACCCGTCCGCCCGGAGCCGGTGGTCCAGCTCGTCCGTCCGAGCGAGGAAGAAGTTGCCGAAGCAATGGTCGATGGCAACAAGGCCAAGGTTGCCGACCTGCTGCGCAAGCAGCGCGCCTACGACCAGAACGAACAGCAACGCGCATTCGGAAATTTGACCGCCCAGGGCGGCGCCGCCATCGGCTCCATCGCCAAGCAGGCCGCCGCTACTCTCCCCTTCTACAAGCGGTTCAAGAAAGAGATCGACCAGATGGTCGATGAGTATCTCGCAGCCAATCCCGGCACCATTGGCAGCTATGACATCTACGAACGCGCCCACACCATCGTGCGGGGCAACCATACCGAGGAACTGATCGAAGAGGCGCGCGAGGAAGCCATCCGCAAGACGCGCGAGCCGGAACCCGACTTGCTCCCCGAAGGCCGTCGCCAGGCCCCCGCCGAACAACCCGAGCCGCAAAGCTTGCAGGAAGCTCTGGTCGGAGACTGGAAGCGCGAGTTCCGCGATAAGCAGCGCCAGGTCGGCGGCCGCTCAGAAGACGAGGAACTCCGCAAGATGGGCTATCGCGAGGGGTTCAAGGACTTCATCACCGAGCGCAAGCGCAATGAAACCATCGAAGACGACACGGCTGGCAGTTTCGGGCTCGATAGGGACTGGGTGTGGGACAATCCTGAGAAAACCAAGGGACACTACGTGAACTGATGCCGCTGAGCGGGGAACATAAACAAAAATTGGCGGAAGGGCGGGCCCGGGCGGCACTGGCACGCAAACAGGCAGCCGATGCCCGGGCATTACCACCGGGTGCGGACCGCAACGAGTTGCGCGCCATCAATAAGGATCAGCTCGAAGAGCAGATCGAAGAGCGCGCCAATGAAGCCGAGATCGAAGCGATCGATCCCGCCAAGCTCGAGCGCAAAGACAACGAGATCATGCGCCATGTCCGGAGACGCGATCGCAACGGCAGCGGCGTTCCAGTCGAGAACATGGAGGCCGGCTACCGCTACGCCTGGCTGACCAACGCCACGGCGCACGGCACCACCGCGCAGCCCAGCATTCGCCAGCAACTGGCCGATGCCAAAGGGGTCGGTTACGTGCCGGTGCAGGGCAAGGACGCGGCCGGCAAGAAATTCGAGAGTGGCGATGGCGTCTCAGGCACCACGCTGCGCGGCGTGGGCGACGTGTTCCTGCACAAGATCCGCGAAGAGGATTACCAGGAGACGCTCAGGGAAGACGAAGAGAAAAATCGCCGCCAAGGCATTATCGAGGATCGTGCGGTGGTTTACGCGCGCGACCGACTGGGCATGAATGTGATGCACAACATTGCGGATGCCTCCGACAATTTCGTCAGCCAGCGCGAACGCTCTCTGGGCAGCGAAGCACTCAAGCCCGTCAGCCAAGCCACCACGCATTTCACCGAAGGAGACCTGCGCCGCGGCTCCATGAAAGGTCCCGACGGACAGACCCTCAAACCCGGTTTCGAGAGGAGATCATCCTAATGGCAAGAATACTGCCCATCCGGCAGGACATCGGTGAAGGAACCTGGCAGTCAGTAGTCGATCACGGCATCGAGGCGGCTTCCCAGACCTGGAAGGCGGGAGCGCTGCTGGTGAACTCCACCGGCTCTCTGGCGGAAGCGGTTACCGCGACTACCGGCTATGCGGGTACCCTGGTTGGCTTTGCACTCGGTCCCGCCACTGGAGTTGCGGGCAGCGACGTTGCCTTCACCCCGATGTGCCCCAACATCATCACCTTTTCCGGCAGCGTGGACGGCACTCTGGTCGCGACCAACGCGCCGGGCACCGGCTCAGTTGCTCAAACCGGAGTGTGGAGCGGTATTGGAATCCAGAGAGACGCGGCGTCGTCGACCTGGTTTCTCTGCACCACCGGAACCGCCAGCGCGATCGTGGTCGGATTTATCGATCCGCCGGGTACCGTCAATGGGCGGGTGCGGATCCGCATGCTGCAAGCGTCGACGTTGCTCATCTAAATGGCAGAAAAAAGTACAGAAGCCGTTCGTAGATGGCGAGCACGGCAAGGAATAGAAAAGGTGCGAGAAATAGGACGCTTGGATTCACAGAAGCGCCGTAATCTTATTCCCCATCTGGCTTTGAAGGACAACCACCAACTTTCGCACGAACAGGCGCGCTTTCTGTACGAACAGATGCAGAAGGCTGTTTGTGACATCTGCGGAAACCCCGACCGGAAAGTCGTGTTCGATCACAACCATACGACCGGCAAATTCCGCGGGTTTCTTTGTCAAGCATGTAATTCGGGCATCGGCCAGTTTGCGGACGATCCCGCTCTCATGGAGAAAGCGATCATGTACCTTAAAAATGAAGGTGAAACCCGATGCCAGCCGTAACTTCTGCGTTTGCTGACTTGTTGTCAACTAGGTTTCAAACCTTCCTCGTGAATGTCGGGAAAGAATATCGCCGCCTGTGGCCCGAGTGGGTCAAGGCGGTCGACATGCCTACCAACCCGTACATCTCCGAGAAGGTCTCGGGCATGGGGATCCAGAACGCCAAGCCGGAAGGCCAGCAATTCCCGCCCGACCTGCCAATCATCGGCTCCAGCTTCCAGGTCACTGCCACGCCCTACGGGCAGTTGTTCAGCGTGACTTGGGAAATGTGGCGGGATGACAAGTATGGAGTGATGGGCGAGATGTGGGGCGACATGGGCCGCTCCAACCGGCTCCGACAGGAAGTTCAGGCCTTCGGCTTATTCAACAACGCCTTCAGCGTCAACTCCGGCTACGACAACGTGCCGCTGATCACCAATGCCGCCTTGCCGCATCCCAACCTCGACGGCAGCGTTCAGGTCAATCGGCCGACTCCCGATATCGCGCTGAGCCAGACCGGCATTCAGGCAGGCCAGATCAATTTCGACGGCCTGAACGACGACCGCTCGCGCCCGCAGGACGTGGCGGCCACCCGGCTCATGATCCAGCAGAGCAACCGCTACCTCGCACGCGAGCTGCTGGGCTCCAGCGGCAAGACCCAGACCGGCAACAACGAGATGAATGCGCTCTTGAACGACGGTCTGGAGTGGGGCGTCGTCCGTTATCTGACCCGCACCCAGGATTGGTTCCTGCTCGCCCCGGCGGATCAGACCGATGTCGAGTTCATGTGGCGCGACCGTCCCCGAAGCCGCTCGTTCGACGACCCCTTCATTGAAGCGGCTGACTTCACTGTCTATCAGCGCTTTGCGATGAGAGTGGGGGACTGGAAGGGTGTGTATGGCAGCACACTGGGGTACTAATTAGATGCCTACTACGAACTTTCCGTATGGAATCGCGGGACCCGGCATCGTAAATACCGCCCTTACCTCGCCGCTCAATTTGCCCCAAAACACCACCGGCACCTTGTTCACGACAGCGGGCGGTCCGATTCTGGTCTGTTGCATCTTCGGCGTGGTGACGACTGCCCTGGGCGCTACGGTGACCACCGTGCAGTTGTCCGCCAAGGTCGGTGCCCTGGCGTCAGTTCCTGTTTGCCTGGCGGGAACTGTTACCAGTTTGGCGGCGGGCACCGTACTGATGCCGATTACCAGCTTCGGGACGGCGCTCAGCGTGACGGCCACCGCCGGCGTCATCTATGCCGGTAATGGAACCGGAGTTCCGACTTCTTTCATCATGGGTGGACCGGGGATCATCACAGCGACGACTTCAGCCAACGACACCGGCCAGATCCAGTGGTACCTGATGTACGCGCCCTATTCGAATGTGGCTCCGAACGGGACTGGGACGGCAACCCCAGTGACCACGGTCACGCCGATCGCGTAAGTCGTTGGGCGGATACTCATGAAGGATCGCAAGACCCCGGAACTGCCGCCGGCCAAAAAGTCGGAGCCGATGCCGTCGGCCATCCAGAAGAAAGGCTATGGCGGCTACGACACCAAGAACACGGCCAAGGCCGGCAAGTGAGATCTCATGAAGAAGAAACCAAAAGGTAAGAAGGCCAAGGCCAAGAAGATGGGAAAGGTCATGGGGGAATTCAAGGCGGGTTCCCTCAAGTCCGGTTCCGGTGACACGGTGAAAAAGCGCAAGCAGGCGATAGCCATCGGCCTCAAACAATCCGGGCAGTCGTTCGTCGATCGCAATCGGCGCATGGCCGCCAAAAAGAAAGGACTCGGCGGCCGGGTGGCCAAGGCACTGAGCTAAGGGAGTTTCGAGCGATGACCAAGAAGAAAGGCGGCCTCGACAAGGGCGGCGCATTCGGCGTCAAGCAGGCGCACGCACCGAGCTCGAGCCCCTTCGGCGGCAAGAAGAAGGCAAAGAAGAAGGGGAAGAAGTAGTGTGCCGGAGTCGGTCCAGGACATCGCACGGCAGGCGGTCGGACAACTCGGCCTCGACCGCGGCTACGCGCTTGGAACGCAGTTCGCAAGCGAGGCCTATCAAGAGGTTTGCGCTCGGGCGAAGTTCCGCCATCTCCGCAAGATAGGACAGATTTATCTGCCTGCCCCTTTCCAGGCGGGCTCCATCACTCTCACTCTCGATAGTCCAGTCGTAACGCTCAATGCGGTCGCGCTGGCCGCAGCCCAAGCCAACCAGTTCTACAAGTGGCCAGAGGGTTTTAGCGGCCTCTGGTTCCGTCCGCAAATCGGCATCACCTGGTATCGCATCGCGGAAGCCTACGTTGCGAACGGAATCGGCACGCTCATTCTCGAGACGCCGTTTGCATACGACAACAGTTATCTGGTCGGCACTTCGCAACTGACCCAGAGCAACGTCACCTACTTCATCATTCCGCGCTACCAGCAGCTCGATCCCACCGCACGCCAGTTGGGCGTGTTCATGGTCGACTACGTGTTCCGGCCGCTTCGGGTCGTCAGCGAAGATCAACTCAACCGCATGGTGCCGGGGCGCTTTCTCATCTCGAGCTATCCCGAGTACGTGGCGGAACTGAATTCCAACTTGAATCTCACCGGCATGCCCAAGCAGATCGAAGTCTATCCGTACCCGAGCAATTCGGTGACGCTCCACTACACCTTCTGGCAGACTCCGCCGGTGCTGGGCTTCGGCGACTACCTTCCACCCACCATCGATACCGACATCATTCGCACCGGGACCAAGATGTTCCTGGCCGGCAGTGAGTCGGGCAAGGCAGTCAGAGCGGGCAATATGGAGGCGGCCGCCTACTGGCGCAACGTCGCCAACCAGGAAGAGACCAAGTACGAGGGCAAGATCAATCGCGCCATCCGCAACGATCGCGGGCCGGAAGACCTGAAGATGACGATTCGAAGAATGGGATGGCAGGGGCCGATCGATTACGACGCGATAACGACCGCATTCGAAAATTTCCTGGCAGTTGGTTATTGAGCATGAAACGTCTGGCCATGGTCCTGCTGATACTGCTCGTGTTCTGCGTCCAGGTTTGGGCGGGCGATGACAGTAACACCGCTATGCCGCTCGACACGGTGAATCCAACCTCCCCGACCTTCGGCGGTAGCACCTACACGTCGCAGCTCTACAACAGTCTCTCCAAAGAAGACGCCGCGCGTTGGGTTGAGCAGTTCGGGGCCAATTTCGTCTCGACCGTGGCCAACGCCAATGCGTGCCTCGGAGGCACCGGCGTGGGTTTGAGCATGACGCCGGTACCGTGCGTGGCCTACAACCTCGGCTACCGCAGCACGGAAACCGGCTCCATCACCTTCTCCAACAACATGACGACCTGGGTCGCCATGGACGAGAACACTGCGGGCAACAACCCCGGCCTCCCGAATTTCACCCGGGTGGGTAACACCCACTACCTGATCAATACGATTGACGTCACCCAACCGGCTATGGCGGCCGACTCCCAACTCCTGATGAAGGTCGTCACCGCAGGCGGCTCCATTACCGGGGTAACCGATCTGCGGGCGGCCAGTCTATTTACCAGTTTCACCGCAGGTCCAGGCCGAATCTCGATCACCGGCAACAGCGGCAACGGCACCGATCAAATCAGCGGGGTCAATGTAAACGGCGTTGCGAATGCGGCCACGTTTGCTGGCGCTGACATGGGAGCGAAAGTTAATGCTGCAATAGCCTCGATGCCTAATGGAGGGAAGGTCCAGATCCCGTCGGGGAATTATAGTTTCAGCACGACTATTCAATGTCCCACCACTGTTCACCAGGGTTATATTATCGAAGGTGCAGGGTCGGGGATGTCACCGGACGTCGGGGCGCCTTCAAACACGTACCTTGCTTACACTGGAAACACAGACGCCATAAATCAGGTCGTGACGGTTTTTGCTAATCAAAATTTGCCGGGATGTCAGTTACGAGACTTGACTCTCGATGGTATCGGAGCGGGTCCGAGTGCAGTGGGGTTTCATTTTGGTGGAGTAGAGCATGGAGCTACGTGGAATGTAATTATTAAAAGTTTCAAAGGGGCTGGTATTGAGATTGAGAATGGACCTACCAACGAATGGACCGAACGCTATGACCTGGAGGGAATGCTTTGGTCTAATACGATCGGTATTAACTTTGTTGTGGACACTGGTGGTAACGCTTCTCTAGGTCATGGCTTTATAAAAGAGTGGCTTAACGTCCCGAATAATGGAATTGGCATACAAGTCAATGGTGGTGTCGTCAATGGATATGACACTGGCCAGATTTATTCTACGAGTATATGGCTAAACGGTAACATAGGTGTTGGCAATACTGGAACGGCCACGGTATGGAATATCACCAATGGTGGATTTGTCGCAGGCGCTATGGTTGATGCAGAATATGAGTGCAATGCAGCAACGTGTGTAGAGGCAAATCTCAATGGTCTTTATGCTGTATTCAATCCTCTTGCTCGTTATGCTCGAGCTGGTGGTCCTTGGACCATTACTGGTACGGCGGCGAATTATATCGTAATACCGTCGCCGGTACATCATATTATTGCGGCGAGCATACCGCTCATATTGTCTGGAAATACGTTCGATATTTTCCCAATCTTTGGTGTCGCTAGTGAGGGTTCGGCTGCTCCCAATGGCCCTCAACAATTAGCGATGTCTTGTGGATTCTTGAATGCGTGTACTTCCTATCCTACATTTCAATTGTATGACGTAAATACCAGTGCGGACGTTGCAGGAGCATCAATCACTTGTGTTAGTGCAAACACCGTAACGAATAGCACTCATATTTCACTTACTCCCAACCACAGCTATACAGTTAGAGCGGCAACCGCTGCGACTGGTTGCACCGGCACGACAAACTTCGTGGTGACATTAGACCAACTCTGGTAGCCCATATATGAAGTTACTGTTGACTTTGTTATTTGCCAGCACTGTTTGGGCTGCACCGCCAATTCCTACACCAATTCCAACTGCAATCCCTACGGTTGATGTTCCCCACTATCATCCACCTCAACCCATACCAACGCCTGTGCCCACGCCAGCCAAGGGAGAGAGATAATGGCATCATCCATACCGACCGGCTCGATTCCGCAGCTGGGTGGCAGCATGACCGAGTCCGATGCGAGTGCGGTGCTGCGCCACGACACCCGCGCCCGCTTCTGGCTCGGCCTGTTCATCATCGCTCAGTTCGTGTTCTTGGTCGCCTACATCGTCTACTCGGGCCGGGAGCTGCCCGACTCGCAGTTGATACTGGGCGCTGAAATCGGCTTTGTCACGGTGGTGTTGCAGTATTTTTTCGGCTCTTCGAGTGGCTCTGTGACCAAGTCAGCAAAGGGCGAGCCGCCCAGCGCCGAGAAGCTGCCCGCCGCTAGTCCATGAGCGATGACCTAGAACTCGCCAAGGAGGTCTCGGGGAAGGCGCCTTGGTGGGCGACGGCGCCGATCTGGCTGGCCGCTGGAATTGTCGGTGTCCCCAGTTTGATGGCTATCGGTGCGGGCTATTTCATCGCGCAGACCGTGGTTCGTAATCAGAAGTTATTGGAGCAGTACAACTTGAGCGAGCTACACATACTCAACGAGGTGGACAAGGAGAACGACCTGCGCTGGAACGCGGTACGCCAGTACATCGTAGATGACCTGCGCGCTCAGTATCAGACATGTATTCATGCGGCCAAGAACAATGACCAGCGGAGCGATTGTCTGACCCCACAGTCACGCATGGAGGAGTACGGCATCGCCAAGAAAAAGAGAGTTGCAGGGGAATGAAGCGTCAAGTGAAAGAGTGCATCGAGTGCGGCGACCGCACGGTGCACTGGTGCCCGCGCTGCCAGCGCTACGTCTGCCACCGCTGCAAGACTCTGCACAAGGCCAAATGCATCGGTTAGGAGGCCAACAATGGAGTATCTTTTCGCCATTTTTGCCGTTACCTGGATTATATTTAATTTGCCTCTTCCACTTGTCGGCGGGGTCGGAACCACCAAACTTATCGTCGGTCTGGTGGCGATTATTTTGTTGGTGTTGGTACTGCTCGGAATGATGCCGCATCGCGGCTGAAGGGGGATCTATGGAATACCTAGTGCGACTTGTTGCGCTGGTTTTCCTTGTTGGTCACGAACCGGCAATTGGTCGGTTCGTAGTGGCCGTCGTTGTCGATGCGGTCAATTTGCAAACCGCGCTGGTAACCATGGGCCAAAGCCCAGTCGATGAACGCTTTTGCGCTGTTCCGCCACTCCGAGCAGACCGAGATCCCTCTCCCGCCGTAACGGTGCCAATTCTTTGCGCGAGGCCATTCACATCGCACGATCATGTTGTTCCATACGCGGTGGAGTGGAGTGCCGGTCATTCCATGGATGCGGCGGGGCGGAAATTCCCGCCGATAGCATCCACAGGATCGGGAAGGTTTGGCCTTGGATCGGAGGCTGAAGCCTCTAACGACTTTGAACACCCCACAATCGCACCAGCAAAGCCATGTTGCGCTACGTCCCAGCCTTCCGGCTCGGGAAACTACCAGCCATCGCCCGTAACGCCGTCCAGCCAAGTCGAGGGCTTTCATCTCCCACAGCATAATACTGAGGGAAGGAAGTAACCATGCGAAAAAAGAAAAAATACATAAAGATTGTGTTAGTAGTGTTGCTCGGGACGCTATTCTTGAATAGCGCGGCTTGGGCGCGGCATCACAAGAAGAAGGCCTCGCCTACGTCTACGCCAACAACGAGTACGCGGATTTCTAACCCGGCGAGTTCACCGGACCCGCCCAAATAGTTGAGGAGGATAGTGTATGGACCCATTCTATGCGCTGATTGTTCCGATGCCGATGCCAGCTCGGCCACCCGATGAGAAGCCGCCGTGGTATCCTGGACACCCTGAGCACCCGATCCCACCGGGGATATGGCCGACGCCGCCCGGAAGTGCTGGACCACCGGGGTATCCCTCGCACCCGATCTATCTGCCGGGATACCCAGCTCATCCGATTGCTCCGGGCGGACCCCCTCCGGGCATTTGGGGCGGTGCCCCGCTACCTTGGCCCACTCCACCGATTTACTATCCGCCGCCAGGGTATCCGGCGCATCCTATTGCTCCGGGTGGTCCGCCACCGGGGATCTGGGGAGGTGCCCCTCTTCCAGTACCGACTCCGCCTATCTATTATCCGCCGACGCCCGGTACGCCTCCGGGGATCTGGGGTGGAGCACCTTTGCCAGTGCCGACACCACCCATTTACTACCCACCGGCAGCGGGTGGTCCGCCACTGGGTACTTGGGGTGGAGACGCTCCGTGGCCGGGGTATGCCACGCCGCCGATCTATCTGCCGCCTGAAGGTGTGCCACCTGAGATAACAGTGCCAGAGGGTAAGGCGTTGGTTATCCTTTATGTGCCGGGAACAGGCTACAAGGCAGTTCTGATACCGAAGCCCGGACCTCCGGGCAATCTTCCCCCTGTTCCTCCTGAGACGCAGCCAGTTGCGCAGAAGTAAGAAATGATTGCCGTCACCTCGGACTTGATCTGGGGTGACGGCATCACCCAGGAGAGAACTGGGCCGGTGAAAAAAGGGGGATGGCGGATGTGATTACGGTTCTGCGCTTCGTCTAGGGAGTTACTAAACCTTTCCATCCCCCAGCTCGATTAAACCTTCCGCGCTGGGACAATTCAATGAGATGGCGGGCCAGAAGACATGGTGTGAGATAGCCTGCTGGGGGTGTAAGCGGCCGATCGTATATACGTGGGCGACACCATCGAAATATCGGCACCTGGTGGAAGGAGTCTTCTTTTGCCCATCCTGTTATTTGCGAGGGGCGTTGCCAGGCCTAAAGGGGCAACTGCGCCGGCAGTGGCGTAGCATGCGACCGGTTCAAGAAGAGCTAAACTAACTCGCCACCCAGTTTCGCTCGTTGGCAGCCTCTTTAACTGAAGTGGGTCCTTCGATTGAAGGACCCACCTTTTCTTAGCGCGCCGGCGTTTGGCCCCGCCGCCGGTTATGTCGATCCTTTCAGCCAGTGCGGCCTCGACGATATTCCAATGGAGGAGGTTTCGGCAGTGCCGAAATCTCTACCACGATGACCGCATCAGCGGATGAGATGCGCCACGGCGAGGATGATACCGGCTACTGCCGCGATGCCGGCCATGATAGTGGCGAGGGCGACAAAGGGTTGCCAGCGCATCTCTTGGCGGAATTTGTCGATTTGAGTGGTCATCAGTTCAATCCTTAAGTTCTGTTCTTCGATATCAAGGTGCTCATCCTGTTCAGTCACTGTGCCACGGCCCGGCTGCCCACTTTGCCTTTGGAATGTCCATTTGGCTTGCCTCCTCCGACCCTGAGGCCTTCATCCAACGCGTTCTGAACAATCTGCCGCATCACGGTCGCGATACCGCCGCCGGTCTTCTCAGCGATCGTCGTGAGCTCGGCGTGCATTTCGGGGGTGATCCGAATCATCACCGAAATGGTCCGCCCTGGTCTGGAGAATTTTTCAATACGCTGCATGCTGATAGGGCTACACGAAATCGTCTCGGTAATCAAGTTGATTATCCACGACCTTGGCTGTTTCGGCACTGCCGAAACCACCTCGCCACGCCGCGGTAGCGCTCAGGCCTATTCACTGAGCGCCATTATTCTGGTCCTCGTAGGCGGCGATTATCGCTCGCAGTTTCCGCGCCGCAAATACGGTCCGTTTCCTCATCGCCTGTATCGCCGCGTTAATTTCGCCGACCCACTGCTCACTATCGATCACCGCCTGCCTCATCACCTGAGTTACCCTGATGAGGCCTCCCCAATGCTTGAGCACTTCCGACAGGTTCCTCAATTGCACGACCTGAGTCTTAACTAACGATTCGGTGGCCTCTACCTTCCTCAGGACCCCGTGCAATTGTTTGTCATCCTTACGCGTCACTTTTTTCGGCATGCCGCTATTCAACTCCCTTATCAAAGCAGCAAGCATCGTACTTATCGCATCACGTCTGCAACTTGTATTTGTAATGTTGATGTGCCCCTAAGGGGGCTCGGGGAGGCTTTTTATCAGCAGGCCCGCCTTCCTTGGAGTGAACACTTTCCACCGTTAGCTTTCCAGAGCGAGCTCGGGCTCGATGCGATCGTGCAGCTCGGCCTCGCGCACTATCATCTCCACTCGCGGTCGGTCGCTGTACCATTTCTCGATGTGTGCGGTCACGATAAACTTGTCGTCCCGCACCACGATGCCGGTAATTGCATCGGCACTTGCTTTGCACAAGTTATCAACGTCAGGGGTCACCGTTGGTCGCATGAGCCCTCGTCGGCAGAAGTCCTTCTTGCGGTTGGACCAGGACTCTGGGATCTGGAAGTAGACACGCAGTGTGAAGTCCACCGCACAGGCCAGCGGCGGCCGGCCTCTCATCACCTGGCTTGCGGTGTAGCGGGCCTGATCCTTCCACCCAGAGTACTTTGCCTCGTCGTAGGCGTGGGTACCAAAGCGGCCGTCCTTCGCAGTCCAGGACGCCACCTTCTTTGAGAACGGCCGCGCTTCGCCAGCCACGATTATGACGATGGGCTGGCTCACGGCTTGAAACTCCGGTTCTGGCACCAGCGCTCAAAGGCTTCCGCATCGATCCGGTAGTCTCCCACGAGTCCGATCCTGTAAACGGGAAAGTCTTTGCTTCTGATCAGGTTACGGTAGACCGTCGCCGGGGACACTCGCAGGAACTCGGCCACTTCCTTGACGGTCAGCAATCTCTTCATGGCGAAGTCCCGCCAGAATGGTGCGCCTCGTAAACCACTTCGAGAATCGCGCGGACCATGGTCCAAGTCTCATCCGCTCCGGCCAGCAGGCCGAGGCTATGCGCAATGAAGGCGACCGCGTTGACTCGTTCTTCGAGGCAGCAGCCTCCATCATGGATACGTTCTTCGTGGTCTTGGATGAATTGCAAAATCCGGTCGCGTCCAGCACCCAGATGCTTCTCGTCGTTATCGCGCATCTTTTGAATCTCGTCGATCATCGTCTCCTCCTGAAGTCACGCGGTCGATGAAAATGCGCGGTCCTAGGCCAGTCGCGCAGGCGCCGGTAGGTATTCCCGCACTGAGGACACATGCGCTGATCCCAGAGTTCGCCCGGTGAAGAGCACCAACACTGGAAAGCATCGCCGCACCGGGGGCAGGTGTGTTGATGTTCATTCGTCGTGTTCATTGGCTCTTTTCCGCTTGATCGAGATAGACATCGACCTCGATGCGAATCTCGTCCAGGTCAGCGACCGTGATCTCGTGTTGCTGCGCGAGCAGACAGAAGAGCTTCTTTACGAGGTCCGCATCCGGCGCGGCCATACCGCACGCCAGACCTTCCATAAAGTACAGCGCCTGCTCCTTAGTCATCGGCCTCTCGCAGGGTGCGCGGTTCAAACTTATGCTCGATGACCAGACCAGGAGGCTGAATCATGCCGCGGTTGTCGGTCAGCAGTTTCTTGAGCTTGGAGTACTGATGCTTGACGAGGTAGTGCATCTCCGGTTTGCTCGTGACCCAAGTCAGGTAGGCGGTGAGATCGGAAAAGACGATCTCGCCCTGCTCATCACGCTGCGGGGTCCAGACCTCGACGAGACTTTCACCCTCAGGCTTCCCGGCATCAGCGTCGACCACGATCGTGACTGGGGGGAGGGGCATGACCGCCTGAGCCTCGGCCTCGGCCGTCTTACCGATCTTGCGCAAGTGCTCGAGCTCGGCCTCACGCTGCTGGGCCGCAAACAGGTTGGCCTGCTGTTCTTTCTTGCGGCGCTCTTCCTCGACCGCGCGACGGCGCCCGATCTCGTAATCGCTGCGGACGTCGTAGCAGTACTTGAGAAAAATCTCGGCCCGCTTGCGCGCGCGGTTGAAGACGCCGGACGCGTACTTATGCGCCTCGTGGAGCCGGCGCTTCTGCTCGGCGAGTGGCGAAGCATCGACGGAATCGAGATAGGCCTTGAGATCGCGCGAATACTCCAGGGCGATCGCCGCCTTGAGCGGACCCATCTCCATGGCGCGCAGCGCCATATAGCGCCGGTCGAGGGTCTGCCAGACGTCTTCAAATACCTGGGCAGAGTTCTTGATATCTTCAGCGGTCGCTAATTCCATTTCCATTTCTGAACTCCTGAATCGTCCAATAGCTGTCCATCAGGGAGCGAAACCGGTCCAGGTCGCGGAAGTCCTCGTGCGGATAGAGTTTGTAGTTGCCGTCAGCCATCAGCAGCAGGCCAAAGCGCCGCATCGTCGGAGAGCCAATCGCCAGAACCTGGCCGGCGGTCTGCAGTCGACACCAGGCCGGCATCCCACCTGACTTGAGCTCGAGGTCGACCAGGCGGCCGAGGTCGTCCAGCAGACCGATTTGGTCAGGGTGCGAGACAAAGCGCAGCGCCTCGCACCGGTACTCGCCCTCGCATTCCCACAGCTGAAACTCGTGCTCGCGAAGAAAGCGCCGGTAGGCATCGAGATACGGACAGCACTCGGGATGCCTGCTTTCCCACCCATCACCGAGTGACTGGTTACGGGCGATGAGATGGCAAGCGGCCGTGACCAGCCGACCGCGGCGCATCGCGCCCTCGTTGCTGTGCTGATCGAGCTCGGCCATGAAGCCGAAAAAGCGCAGCACTCCGGTCGTACTCGGCCAGTTCTTCACGTCTCTAGGGTGCGTAGGTACTGCTCGATCTCGTTGGCCTGCGACTGGCGCAGGTGCTTGAGCGCCCCCACGCCGTACTTTTCCTGGATGTGCTCGAAGAGCCAGGTCGGCTTGAGTCCGGCACCGGTGGTCTTATCGATTAGATCGTTCTGGGTGTCGGCGCTGATAAGCTCGTCAGTCGGCGGCGGAGCAGCAGGTGGTGGTGGAACCTCTTTGAGTGGCGGCGGAGGCGGTGCAGTCGCCACGGGCGGCCTTCTACGCCCTCCCCCATTGTCTGGTAGTGGGGTGCTGCGTTCTGCACTCACAACCTCCGCCGCCCGTGCTGCCGGCCGGGGTGCTGCAGCCTTGGCCGGCTTCTCGCGAGTCTTGCCCGGCAGGTCGTCGTCGCCGGCGCTTTCTTCAACGTGTTTGTACTCGGCGTCCTCAACCTCCATGGTGCGGCCGAACCGCTGCCAGGCCTCCCGGTTCTCTTCGCTTGGCCCGCAGACCTCGATGAACTTCGCCAGCCGGCGAACCGCAGTCTTCATCGCCATGGCCGGGTAGTGTTGGGACCAGGCTGGGCCGTCGGCATTCCTCGAGACGAGGCGAGCTCGCTCAATTTCGCCCAGCGGACACCAGCGATGCTGCATCAGCGGCACACCGGGACGAAGCTCCATCGGGAGCCAAGCCACCGCGTAGGCGCCGCGGATGTTCTTCTTGTCGAAGAGCCAGCGGGCGTCGTTGCGGCGTTCATCGTCAAGCTGGGGGCGATGACGCAGAAGTTCCTCGTCGCCCAAGCGCAGCTCGAAGTCGTCGCCATCGTAGACGCAAGCCGCGTTGATCTTGAGCACCGCGCCGGCGTGAATGAGCTGGTAGACCAGGCCGCGGTACTGGATCATCAGCTGCACTTCGTCGCCGAACGGGGCGATGGCGCAGTGATCGTACGCACTTCCGATCATGAGGCCGCAGTCGGCCGCCTTTAAAATCGCGTTGAGTAGCGATTCGGGATTGCGCTGGGCTACGGCCGCTAACTTCGGGTTGCGGTCGAGGTTGTAGCAGAGGGCAATGAACTGCTCGGGCGTGAGGTACCGGGGCAGGCGCTGGACGATGGTCTCGCGATTACGGTCAACCAGTTGTCTGACTAATTCACCCATAGGTCTTACTCCTCGTCCTCCAGAACCGGCATGGTCGATAACTGCTTGGCCCGATCGCGAATGTACTGCAGGCGTTGGAACACGACATAGAGCCGGCGCACGTCGTTGCGACACCAGCGCTGCACGAGCTCGAGCGGCTGCTCGACGAGGTTGCTGTGGCTCGTGCGCTTGGCCGGGAGGCCGGCCAAAAAAGACAGCAGCGACAGACCCCCGCGGGGTCCCCGGGTCGCCCCGTAGGCGTTGAGCAGGTCCATCACGTCCACATGCCAGTCTTCCTGGAAGCGGTAGCGGTTGCCGTAACGCTGGTTGAAATGCTGAGGAATACGAATCGAGTAACGCAGCGCGGCGAGCTCGAGCACGGGGAAATCGAATCCGCGGCCGTTGAAGCTGACCAGCGTGCCGCGGCGGGGTTCGCTCTGGAAGCTCCCGATCCAATCCCAGAACTCACGACACACGCTCTCGCTATCCTCCCCTTTAATACAGCCTAGGCGCGTCAATTCACCGGTGGTCTGCTCAACCAACCCTATGGCGATCGCTACTGGGAGATGATACGAATGCGGAATCCAAACTGACTCATCGTCACCAGTACGCTGTTTCTGGTCAGCGAGATACTCCTCGCGGTCGCAGTTCTCGACCTGCTCCACGAGCTCCCAATCGATCCTGGTCTCTATGTCGAACAGCGCGTAGGTCATAGCATCTGTCTCATTGAGTCGTCCCTGCTCACTTCAAGCATTAGTTGGTATGCAGGGAATTACCTCGCGCGCTCAAATAACGACAGCGACGAGATACGGTGTAATCCACAATCAGTGATTCGAAACGGCATCGAGTTCACCGATAATGCACGAATAGCAGCTTTGGTTGTGGATTAACGCCAGCGCTCGCCTTGCCGAAAAACCGCGTCGGAGTAAGTTTCGGAGGCTAACTGCGAGGCTTACAACTCTACCGACGGACGGAGGGAACCAGTATGCGTTCAACAAAGCCTGGAGTGGTGAGCGAACTGAACGGCAACGGGAGGAAAATTAACGTCGCGGAACTGGCCAAGAAATTGAGTTGCCATGCCAAGGAACTGTATCGCGAAATCGAAGAAGAAAAGTTGGCCGAGTGGGATGGGATTTACCAAGTGTTCCCCGGCAAGCGGGGAATTCGCGTTGACGAGTGGTTATTCCTGCATCGCCGGCTGACGCGGCTGACGCCACCGAGTTTGACCGGTGACGAGTGGCTACGCGATGCCCATCGAGCGTTCTTGGCTTTCGCCAAGCCCTTGCGTACCGTGCTGGATCGCTTCATCGAAGAATCGGAAGGCCAGTACGAGAAGGCGAGTATACGGCTTGAGAACCGGGCTTTTGAGCAGGAACTCAAAGCGGAGAAGGAGGCAGCGAAATGAGTGCTACGGTCCACCGTCTACCGGAACCGCTCGACCCCGAGGAGCACGAAATTCTGACGGTGGCCGAGTTCGCGGCCCGGGTGAAGCGCACCCCGAAAGCCATTTACAAGCGCATCCGCTTGAAGCAGCTGCCGGCCGGCTGCCTGAAGCGGGTACTGGGGCACTACGCCATCGACTGGACCGTCTTCAAACGCTCGATTGAGGCGCTCAACTAGCTCTTGATTACCGTACCTGTAAGCACTATGATTAGCACGGCTGCGAATTCCACAAGGAGACGGAAGCAATGTCTGTTGGCTTCGAACGTGGTCGCGATAAGTTAATCATCTACTTCGACCTGCCCGGGTGGCCGACCCGCATCAAGATTGGGCTTGGGGAGAAGTACACCAAGGAGCGCCACCACCACTACAACGAGGGCAAGGGCCAGCTCGGCGACAAGGTAAGGGGCTGGATTGGTGGCGCGCGCTGGAAGGAACTGCTCGAGCGCTTTCCCGACAGTCAGCCACTGCGCCGCGCGCTTGCAAGCAAGGTCGGCGGGGTCGAGCTCACCGTGGGCGCTATGCTCGACGGGTTGGTCGAATACTGGGAGCGCAAGGGCCGCCGGCAAATCGACAAGCTCGCCAGCAAGCTCGAGCATCTGCGCGAGTTCTTCAAGGCCGAGACCTACGTGACCGACATCACCGACCTTCGGGTCGACGACTTCGTAAGCCACATGCGCAAGGCCGGCTTCTCGGGCGCGACCATCAACCGCTGCCTCTCCCATCTGAAGACCGCCTTTCGCAAGGTTGCCAAGCGCCACGGCATCGAGCGTGTGCCGGTCATGGAAATGCAGGCCGAGGCACCGGCGCGGGAAGACTTCTACGAGCGCCACGAAGTCGATCGACTGGTAGCCGAGCTCCCCCGCCACGAGCAGGCGGCGACCATGGTGGGGTTCTTTACCGGCTGGCGCCGCGATGCGGTATTGTCGCGCCGGCGCACGACCGACGTCGATGCCGAGTTCCTCTATCTCGACGCGGATCACGCCAAGAACAAGAAGCCCCTGATGTTCCCGCTGAGCTCGTATCCTGAACTGCGGCCGCTGCTGGAGAAGCAGATTGCCTACGTTCGCGAGCTCGAGCTCAAGCTGGGGCGCGTCATTCCGTGGTTGTTCCCGAACCCCGAGACCGGCGAGCGGCTTAAGACTTTCTACGACTCGTGGCGTGGCGCGGTGGAGCGGGCCGGACTTGAAATCGATCCGCTGACCCAGCAGCCGCGGCTACACTCGGTGACCGGAGAGCCGGTGAAGCGCCTCTACCATGGGCTGCGGCGTACGGCGACCCGCAATCTCGAGGACCTGGGGATGAGCACGCTGGAGACCATGGACCTCGTGGGACACAAGACCATGGCCATGCACCAGCGCTACCGCGGTCTGGCCGACAAGACCAAGGCGCGAAAATACGGCGAAAAGATCGCCGCAGCGGTGGCGGCCCGGGCGCCGTCCAACTTGTCTAGCGGCGATTTTGTCCAACATACGTCCAACAGAGACCTCCTGCAGGAAAGCGACTGCACCGAGGTGGTCGCCGAGCCGGTAAAAAAGGCAGCAAACTCAAGGGGTTTTCGTGCCGGGGGCGGGACTCGAACCCGCACGGACCTTTCGGTCCAGAGGATTTTAAGTCCTGGGAAATAGGTACACGAGAGTACACATGGATAGAGTACAGCAGCCATTTCGCCCTACGGGGACAGGTGAATCTGCACTTCTGGCTATTCGACCTGAGTCTACGCAGTTCGACGGGAAACTACCCAGTTTGTCCAACCAGTGTCCAACGCCTCAGTAGCTATCATCGGGGGTTGGAACGATGGACCTGCGCTCCCTTGCGCAACTGGTTCCGGGTAGTCATTTCCTCACCGAGCTCAAAGCTCAAGCGCGGTGTGTACTACCTGGCCACCAAGACTCAGATCAATCCCTGCTCCTTCGGCAAAACGGCGAGCGCCTCACCATCGGATGCTACGGCGGACTCGGTCATACCGCCGATGCACTGCTCACTGCGCTCCATCTCACCCGCTCAGACCTCGTAGTCAGTCGACCTGCTTCTCAAACATCATCGGCCGCTTTGCCACCAGGGAGCCCGTCTGCCGCACTTTCGACGAACGGAACGACTCACGATGCCACCATTTGGAACGGGCACGTAGAACCGCCCCAGCACCGCGATTTCGGCAAATGGCAACTCGAGGTCGGGTACCAGTTCAAGGGGTGGTTCGGTGCGATACCCGAGAACCAGCGTGAACTGTTGGCGAGCGACGATGACGAGACAGGCCTTATCGAGACCCTCATTAATCAGGCGAAGGACTCGATAGCAGCGGAGAAGCGACCAATCTGGCCGGCGCCTGAGTTGACCGAGACGGAGGTCGACGAGGAACTCCGTCGTCTCGCGACCATGGCAGTTCGCGCGTTCCGCGATGATTACCACTTGCCGGCGGTTGCGGAGCAGCATCTGCCGGCCTTAGGTGAGATCGACCGAACCCCCATCGACGCCTACGAGGCCGCGCAGATCATGTACGCCGACCGTCGCACTTACTGGTTGGGAAGGGCTGGTAAACGCGGATGCTCAATAATTTTGAGCGGGCCGATGGGCGCCGGGAAAACTACCTTCGAAATGAATTTCGCCTACCGTCGCGGCCAGGGCGAAGAGTTCCTTGGTCGCCCGTGCGAGCAGGGCAAGACACTGATCGTAGTATCGCCGAAGGAATTCGATGCATGGGCCGACACCATCGGCTTCTGGGGCCTGCGCGAGGTCATTTATCTGTTGCGCAGCACCCAAGCCCATTTTGTCGACGGCGCAGCCGCGCAGGCTCGCTGGTTAGAGAAGACCATGAAGGAAGGTAGGTTTGATGTCGTCGTCCTCGATACCTTATTCGATTTCTTTGGCATGGCGCCGAACAACTCGGGTGACGCCAATCGGAACGCCCTAGCGGAACAGACTCCCCTGCTCGAAGTCATCAATCGGAATTCATGGGGCCTACTCGCCGGTGGGCATACCACCAAAGCCGACGCGCAGGCGATTGTTCCGCGCGAGCCGGAAGAGTCATTCGCTGGGCACACAGGCTGGGCTGCTCAACATCGGATGCGGATGACCATCCGGCGCAAGAGCAAGGGCATGTTCGCCCTGATCACCGGACGCGGCGGTTACGGTGATGAGGGCATTCTCGAAGAACGTCTGCTGCTTTTCGACCAGGAAACGCGCCTTCTGACCTTGGGTGGAAAGTTCAGCGAGTATCTGGGCGAAGCGGCGATGCCGGAGATTGAGGACAAGCTAGCGGCTGGTGGTTGGTTTAGTCGGTCTGAGTTGATGCAGCAGACCGGTAAAGGAAAGAACTGGGTTTATGCAGGACTCAAGGCCGGTTTGAAGCAGGGAAAGCTTAAGTGGAATGGGCTGCGTACGAATAAATCGAAGTACGCGCAGCCCGCTGAACCGGACGAGGATCTTGACCTCTTCGGGATCTCCAAAAGTAAATAGCTGGGTTTATCATCTATGAAAAAACTTGTCCCTATGCGAGAGGCAACTTGTCCTCTTGTCCCTAGGACAAGTTTGTCTAGATGCAGTATACAGTTTATGACCAAAAAACTTGTCCCTATGCGAGAGAATTTCAATCTCTCAGAGTGTTCAAACAACTTGTCACTTGTCCCTACACGATCCTAGAGGACAAGTTTAGTTTGAAGTGAGGTGATCCGATGCCATACATCGAGCGACAACTCAAGGCTGCGTCCGATCCAATTTTGATGCGCAGGGGACAAGTTGCTCACGCCTGTGTTCAGCACGACGACTATTGCCCGGTGCTTACACTATCGGGCGGCTGCATCTGCGACCCAGACATTCTGGTGCTGTGCGAGAACGGAGACCGGTACGAGATCGATCGACAAGGGAGTGTCGTCTCAGCCCGCGCGACTTTGGTCTGTCACCATGGATACGAGAAACTCCGGTCATAAGAATTGCCAAAATTTCAGGAGGTGATCCGTGGACGATCGATGCGCTTTTGGAACCATGCTTGGTTGGCTCGAACTACACCGAGGGGAACGGCTGAGTAATCGGGCCATCGAAGAGGCGATTGTCATTCTGGCCCAAGTCATCATCGAGGCCAAAGCTCAGGTTATCGATCACTTCGAACTCATTGAGCAGGCTGACAAGAAGGCCGCAACGCTAATCGCGCTCCGCAGACCATCAGAGGAAAAGAAGTGACTGGGTCCGAAAGCAGCCGCATTTCGACGTAGAGGCGTAGCCAGAGGGTCGGAAGGAGAAAGGTAGGGCTGATGGTGCCTCAAGACTCTCAGACCTCGAATCTACGCAAAAGAACTCAAGCGCTGGTACTTTCTAACGCCAAGGTCAACAGGCGAATGCTGTGGCCGGCAGAGGTCCGAGAGCGAGGACTGAAAGTCTTCTCGATCGTGATCCAGTTAATTCACGATAACTCTCGTATACCGGTCGAAATTCGGTCGCGAAAAGGTGGCTCGTTCTACGCAATGGCGAGGGGCCGCGTGGTCAAGGGAGCGAATCGCAGCGAAGCTCTGCTGCGCCTGGTCGAGGATCATGGTGGAGGATGAAGAGATGAAGACGTTGATGACGATGTTGCTGATGCTCGCGCTGATGGTCGGTGCGGTTACTCAGGTTGGAGCGAAGGATAAGCCGAAGAAAAAGCCCCATCCCACACCCACCCACACGCCAAAAAAAAAGAAGCCCACTCCAACACCCACAGCGACACCGACCGCAACGCCAACTCCGACGACCACACCTACATCGACCCCGACTCCTACAGCCACTCCAACTACCACGGCCACCAAGACTGCGACGCCGACGCTCACGCCAACCGCAACCGCGACCCCCACCAAGACTGCGACTCCAACTGCTACGCCGACACCGACTCCCACTAAAACCGCAACACCTACAGCGACCCCAACCAAGACGGCAACACCCACGGCCACAGCAACAAAAACACCCACGCCGACTTCGACCTCGACGCCTGGGTCAGTCGCTCGCGCCAATGACGTACTCGATTCATGGGGTGTCGGCACGAAATTGATTCAAGGCGACAACGAAGCTGGCGTGATCAGCGGCTTCAAATATCTCGGATTCCGCTACGGCCGCGATGACGCGACTTACTTCCGCACGCCCAACCAATTCGGTGGCGATGCGCAGGAACTCTGCGATGTTCACGCAGCCACTGGGGTTCTCTACGGCGAGTTGCCGATCAACTTCATAGGCGACACGGAGGTCAACGGTGCCTGCACCGACGGTGAGAACGACTCGACTATGTGCGAGTGGCAGTTCCTGCAGGCCTGCGGCGCGCTCGGCTTCCTCGAGGGCCCCAACGAACCCAACAACTTCGGGTTCACCTACAAAGGCAACGGTTGTAACGGCTCGACCATGGTGGGGTGCGCCACATACATGAAAGAGCTCTATGCGATGGTGCATTCAGTGTTCCCAGGTATGCCGCTGTGGGGGATGAGCGAGGTCGGTTCGGAGAACGAGGACGATGGCCTGCAGTTTCTCACGGTTCCTGCCAATGCCGGCACGCTCAACGATGGCGCGACCTTCGCGGACGGTGGCAACGCGCACAACTACGTTCAGGGCAACGGATCCGCGGGCAATACACCGATCGATAATCACGCGAGATATGCGGAAACCATCGCGCGCAGCGGACCATACGCCGGGTTGTGGGACGCCTACGGCGAGTACTGGGGAACCACTTGGCGAGGCCAATTCCCCGGCGCATCGGCCGGCCAGAATGACCGACCGAAGATCACGACCGAAACCTCCTGGAACGTATTCTCAGGGCCGGTCGGCGAGGCGATGAAGGGCAATCTCATCGTGGATATGTTGCTCGATGCGACCCAGCTCGGGTGGACGCGCACCATCGTGTACCAGATGTTCAACGCGCGTCCGAACGATTCTGGCTACGGCTTCTGCAACAACGACGGGACGCAGACCGTCTGCGATGCGAGCAACGCAGTGGCGGCAGGTGTCGATATGCACAACCTGACCAGCATCCTCGCTGACAACTCCTCAGGCTTTACGCCGACCACGCCAGCCGGATACTCGGTCACCGGATTGCCGACCTCGAGTCAGGACCCGGCTTATCCGTTCTCTGCGTATGCACAGCTGATTGAGAAGTCGAATGGGACCTATGAATCGGTCATTTGGGGAGAGGCATTCCAGTCGCAGACGACTACCGACGTAACGATTCACTTGGGTGTAGTGCATCAGAACGTGAACGTGTACGACATCACGGTTGAGCCGCCGCTGATCCAAACGATCGCCAGTACGGACACCGTCGTCCTGCCGGTCAAGGACCATGCAATGATCGTGGAGTTCAAGTGACCTCGCAGATGGAACTATGGCCGTGCCGCACCCGAGTAGTGATGAACTGTCTAGGGTGCGGCGCGGAGATCATAGTTTGCGAGACTCGCGACGAGATGATTTACAGCGAATATCAGGACGTTGAGGGACGCTGCTTCGACTGCTCGGGAAAGAGCCGGCCTAACCGATCCTGATCATCCAAGCAACGAACAATCCGACAAGGAAGCCACAAACGAAAATCCAGCGGCCGTAATTCAGCATCTGGTCGTGGAGTTTTTCGAGAATTAACTCCATTCGGTCCGGTTCTATTATCATTTAACGATTCCCGCTTAGTTTCCCCTTGCTGAATGGAGCGACTTCATAACATCGGAGCGTTAAGCCCGCTAGCGATGGTTATTGAATGTCCAAAAGACCATTGCTCCGATTATTTGTTAAGGTCTTTAAGTGCCCAAACCACCAACCAAAGTGCGAGGCCGACGAATACCGACGCCACGCATATTTGAGCGGGAACTGCGATTAATGCTGGGATCATTCGCATATCCCCCTAGTTCGAGCTGCGCATCGCGAGCACGTTCTTCGCGTCGTAGCAGAAGCTCACGAAACGCTCGCCATTACGGGTGGCCAGTTCGGCAGGAGTCGTCGCGAGCTCGGCGATCCCCAAGGTCAACGCATCGATCGCGACCTCACCAAACACAATGGCGGCCTTTTGCGCGCCATCGGGCCCGCGGGTGACCAGCTGGTAGTTGTCGCAGGAGTATTCGCCTTGTGTAGTGGTCGAAGCAGGCGCGCCGAGATTGGTTCGCACCTGGTCGCGCGATGTGCCGACCACGTACTGATTGACATCTATGGGGTCAGGGCGAGTCAGCTCCAGCCCGACGCTACAACCGGAGACTGCGAGTGCCATGCTGACACCCGCGATTAAGAGACCAACTGTTCTGTTCATTTAACTCCCTCCCTGGGAATTGGATTGGGTTGTTGCTGGATTAACCTCCAGCGGGGTTTATTTCGCGTGCTTTAGGAACTCGTGCAATGCTCGGTAGATTCCCTCGCGTTGGGCAGTTGTCATGGGCGTACCTGTCAGGTGCCATACTGCGATTGCGGGACAGCCCCACAGATTGCCAACTTGGACGCCTTCTTCGGTACGTTTGAATTGATAAGCCTGGATCTTGTCGATGACTTGGAAGCCGATAACGATGATCTTGCGCGGCTGGATGGCCTCGATCAGTCGCTGGGCGTGATCGTGGCTGAACGACTCGCATAGGTGGCGCAGATCGGGCTTTACGTCAGTTTTCCAAACCTGGTCGTTGGGCGCACGAAAGAAGTTGATATTGGTGCCGGTGCTCTTTTTCAAGAACTCCACACCGAAAATACTTTGGAGCCTTTGAGCCAAATGCCAGCTCGCAGTTGCGTACTCGCTTTCCTCAGGCCAGGTCTCTTTTTCGTTGCGGATCTCGTCCGGGGCCACGCCGCCTACTTGTAGGCCAAGAAAGAAAACCGGCGGTCGCACATACGGCGGCCCGTAGAGAATCTTGAAGCCTCGCGCGGCGCCATTCAGCTCCGGTTCGATCTCATCGTAAAAGGTCTTGGTCGCAGCGTATGTGGCGATCGGAATCTTGCGGGTTAATGTGGGGTGTTTCATTTTGTTCCCTCCCTGGGAATCTTGGATTGCTGGATTTACCCTCCAGCCGGGGTTTTAGTCTTGTGATTCTTGCTGTTGCCGTTGCGCTTGACGACCGCAGAAATGTCCGCGATCAGGAAACGTGCACAACGATCGCATAATCGGATGGGTGGACGGTGTGCAAAAGTAACCTCGAGATGCGCCCGATTGTGACAATCGTGACAATATCCGAGGGTCTCGGTTTTCGAGAGCCGGCGGACCTTCATTTGGGCGGCGGCAGTTGTTGAATGACGATCGGTGCCGGCGGAATCGAGCCCAGTTTGTAACCCAGCACGCCGGCAATGGCGGCTGCGGCTATGACTCCTGCAATCAACACTTTCCAAAACTCAAAGCCGGCCATGGTGAGCTTGTAATGAGTGTCTGCCTTCATGTTCTCGATATGAGCCTCGCGCTCATCCTCTTGGCAGAAAATCTTCGGTCAGAATCTGTTCGAGCGTCCACGGGCATTTCTCAGGCAACAGCTGCTTCCAGACGTCGTCGGCCAAGCGCATCTCAAAGCCCCCGGCATAGCGGCGCGCGTGTGGATAGGCTTTTACCAACAGGTTCTCCAGCTGACCGCGCAGGCTGGGGGATTCCTCAAGCAGGTCGGCGATTTCTTTGCGTGCTAGGAAGACAGATTTTCGCCAGCTGAATTCGCCTCGATGGCTTTCCGCGTAGCGGAATTTAAGTAAGTGCAACAGCAACCGCTCCAGTTGGCTGCGCAATTTATGTTTGTCCGACCGCGCCATTCCTTCCAGCTCCTCCGCGACGTTGTCCCAGTCCAACCATTTGGGTCGGACCTCTCGGAGCATGGCGGCTTGAGAATGGCACCATGCATAGAAGTCAGTATCGATATTCATTTCGCTATCTCACACCTTGAGAGCATTTAACGAACGGACCTCATTTTGGCCTTCATTCGAGATTGGTCACCGTCCGGGCCTCAGGGTTAGGTGCGCGGTTCAGTCACGGTGGTCCAAACGAACCACACGACGGTGCCGATAATCATCAGCATCTCGAAGTCGTCCAGATGGGCCGTAGGGGACAGCACGGCGTGCACCAGGAACACCACGCCGACCGCGTACAATGCTGCCAGCAGTCTCATATAAGACGTCCCGAGAAAGCGATTATGACCACCATTGCGGCCAGTCCGAATCTGACCATTTCGCTATCGCCGGCCAAGCACGCATCCGCGATCCCGATGATGATCAATAGACCAAAGAATTCCATGTGAACTTGTTCCTCACTCCTTTACGGATTTGCCACTGCGCACCCGGCGCATGCGCTCGGCGCGCTCCTCCGCGGTCTTGGAACGCCAATAGGCCCGCACTTGTGCCGCCGCTGCCTGGTGTGCGCGAGGCTTTTCCCAGCGCTTGTGCACCAGCGCCTGGGCGACCGGATCCTTTCCGGGGGTTTTCATGACCTTCATACCTCACACTACTTAATACGTATCACATCAGGATTCATTCAGTCAGGATTCACCAAAAGCGCACTTTCACGAAAATCCCCCCCGAATCTCCTCGCCTGAAACCTGGAGATCCCCGCAATCTTCAAAAGCCGGCTTGAAACTGTGTCAGGGAAAGTGGCCGCCCCATCGCTGGCGCCTTCCAGGTGGTGTTCTGTCGCGCCTCGCGCCTGCGGGCCTGCCGGTCTTCAGGGGGAGTAAAAGCCTTGAGCCCGCCGGGGCGGCCAGCTCCTATCTTAGCCCACAACTCTTGACCCAACCCCCTCTGCACGCGCAAATCTTCATCAGGCATCGACGGTGAAGAAAAAGCACCAGAAGAAAGGCAGCAAGAAGCGCAGCCAGCTGTCCGCCTCCGTGGCAGTGATTGCAGAGATTCTCGCCGCCTCTCTCGAACGCGATAACGCTCCCCTACTAGCCAGTGCCTGGCGCCTTAAACTCTTCGAAATTCGCGACCAACTACGCCCTCCTACTCTGGCAACGACTCCTAGCACCTCTGCCCAGACCGACCAGACCCAAGCTTCCTTCAGCATCCCTTGATGAACCTCTCTGACCTCATCGCGCTGCTCATCTACCTGGCCATCCTCGGACTGATCTTCTATCTGCTCGATTGGCTCATCGGGCAAATCCCCATGGTTCAACCAGTCCGCGTCGTCATCCGCGCTGTCCTCGCCCTCATCCTGATTGTCGTCCTCCTCCAGGCCCTCGGCCTCCTCACCGGTCCGCTCATCCTTCCTAGAATCCGATGAGTTGAATCCATGCCCTTCAATTCAATAACCGGCCGCGCTGCTCTCTGTGCTCAAGGCGGTCACGCTTCCGCTCGCTACTGGCGCGCTCGTAATTGGTCCCATCAAAAAGACTCCATCCCCATGGCTCGCAAAGTGTGGCAGCGCCTGTGTCTCAGCAGGTTTATCAGTGACGTTGACGCCCGTTGCAAGTCTGCAACTGGTCTCGGGTTGAGTGAGATCGCGCAGCTGTACGACCGCGGAATACTAGATACCTGGTTGACCGAACTGACGGAGCGCGAACGCCAGGAGCGTCGCGTCAATCGTACAAAGAGGAGTTAAAATCCTCTAGAGTAATCGGAATCACTAAGTATTGAGCGCACTATTCGCCCGCGGCCACGATCGTTGGATGCCTGTTGGATATGTTGGGACACCAAGGACCCTCCGCAGCGAGCTCGACGACCTGACCCACCTGCTCGAGGCACGGGCGGCTCGTACACGCTGGCGCGCATCATCTATATGCGTGCGCGTCCCCCCGGGGTGGGGACCCCCAGCACTCGGTGTTGATGTAGCTGACCCCTTCGTACCAACTAGTTAAAAAATTTAGGTAGTACAGATGAAGACCAGGGAAGAGATGCGTCGGAAGGCGGGAGAGATGCAGATACCGTTGGTGGAGTTTTTCAGGCGGCATCTTAGTAGTGGGTATGGGGATGAGGTAGAGCAGTTGAGGTTAGTAGGTTACGTGTGTGAGGCGATGATGAGGATGGTGGAGGAGGAGTTGGTGAGTATCAAGATGCAGGGGGAGGCGGATAGTAATAATAGGGGGAGGAGTAAGTAGTTAGAGAGAGGAGAGTAGTAGGTAGGTAGTAGGAGGGAGAAGGAAGGAGATGAGGAAGAAGAGGAGCAGGCAAAGGGGGAGGAGAGGAGGGCTGGTGAGGGAGAAGCCGAGGCGGGAGGCGATAGAGGAGTTGGCGGAGGAGATGAAGGCGGGAGGGGAGAAGGTACCAGGGGGAGGGACGGAGGATGAGTTCAAGGAGTGGATGCGGGTATCGGCGGAGCGGGAGCTGTGGTTTTTTTCGCGGTGGGTTTTGGGGAACGATCATTTAAGTTTGGGGACGTTTCATCGGCGGGAGGTATGTCCGTTTCTGACGGATTTCAGTAGTTCGCGGTACAAGTTGTTGTTGATACCGATGGGGTGTTTGAAGACGACGGTAGCGAGCCGGAGTATGCCGTTGCATGCGATGGTGCAGCCGGCGGGGCGCAACATTTATATACCGGGGATGGTGGGGTCGGACATGCGGGTGCTGCTGGCGAACGAGAACAGCCAGAAGAGCAAGGAGAATCTGGATGTTTTGGCGCGGCATGCGGAGGAGAATCCGTGGCTGTACTGGCTGTGGCCGAGCGTATTTTGGGCGTACAAGAAGGAGGCGAAGCGGTGGACGGACGAGGGGTTTGAGGTGAAGCGGAGGGCGGTGTGGGCGGAGCCGTCGGTGAAGGCGATAGGGATGAAGACGGGGTTTATTGGGGGGTATTTCGAGATAATTGTGGGGGATGACATCGCGGCGTTGCAGGCGTCGATGGATCCGCCGCTGATGGATCGGGCGAAGAAATTTAGGCGGGCGTCGATGACGCGGCTGGCGGACAAGCGCAAGGGGATACACGTAGGGGTGGGGACGCACTGGGGGGCGGATGACGTGTACGTGGAGTGGAAGAAGGATCCGCGGGTGGACACCCTGGTGCGGTCGGTGGTGGAGTTCGACGAGGAGCGCAAGGTGGAGGTACCGCTGTGGCCGGAGAAGTATCCGCTGGATGTGATTGAGACGATGCGCAAGGGGATGGACCCGGTAGAGTTTGCGCTCTGGTACCTGAACAAGCCGGTGGCGTCGGGGTTTACGGCGCTTAGCTGGAGCGACTTGCGGGAGTACGTGCTGTCGCCGGACGGGATGGAGCTTTACTTCAACGATTCGGAGCTGGATCAGAGGATAGCGATGCGTTACCAGACCATCAGCCGCAACCTGGGGTTCGTGCTGGGGTCGGCACGGTACGATCCGATGAACGCGCGGCCGCGGCTCAAGGTGCCCAGGAACATGGACGAGGACTTCGTGCTGCATGAGCGGCTCAAGTATAACCGTTGCGAGCAGTGCGGGCTTGCGCGGGGCGAGGACGGGAGCATGACGTGCGAGCACGCTCAGCCGGGCGGGCAATACGGCTATCGGTACCTCGGGCCGCAGTGAAGCTGGTATGCCGCAAACCGTAAACGTGGCCAGGCTGTACAAGGTCGCCTTTGCGGACCCTGCTGGCGGACCGGTGATGGGACGCCGGCAGTCGGGATTGTCGCGGGCGGCTATTTGCGTGCTGGGCGAAGACGACCTCGAGCGGATGGTTATTCTGGACAGCTTCGCGCGGCGCATCCCGCCCGACTTGTACATCAACAAGATCTTTGAAGTGCAGGCCCGCTGGCGGCCGGCGGTGTTCGGGGTCGACGCGACCGGACCGCAGCTCGCCTTCTACCAGATCCTGCTGAAGGAGGCGCGCGAGCGCGCGGTCAAGTGGAACCCCCGGCCCATCGCGCTCAAGTTTGACAAGATCGACACCATCGAGAAGACCATCCAGCCCATCGCCGCGGCGGGGCGGTTGCTGCGGCCGCCGGAACGCGACTGCAATGCGCTGGCCGAGGAGTGGCGTCAGTTTCCGACCGGCCAGTACCTGGACGCGATGGATTGCCTGGCGCAGTGCGTGCGGCTGATGCCGACCGTGCTGCCGGCGCACATGAAGCTTATGGGGGAAAAACAACTGCGCGATCACCTCACCCGCATGGGCTTTCGCCCCGAGCAGATCGCCGAGCGAATAGCGCAACGGGATCAATTTCGCTAAGAAGTCATTCGAGGAACCCGGGAAAAACTAGCACATGGCTGAGAACGCGGGACAAGCCAGCATCATGATCGCCGACCGGGTGCGCGACCCGCACTTCATCGGCACGACCCAGCAGCAGGTCATCTCGCTCCTCTCGTACAGCCAGCAAATCGTTAACGGTGCACTGTCCGACATAGTCGGCACGACCAACCTGCCCATCCAGCCGCGCACCCTGATCTACCAGCTTTCGGGCTTCATTCCGACCGCCATGAAAGTGCTGGCAGTGACCGACGCCTCGGGCCGCGACCTCGACCCGCTGTTCGACCTGGCCACCCTCCAGGCCATCGACATGCGGTGGCCGACCTCGCTGGGGAGTGCCCCACGCTTCTGGGTCCAGGTCGGCGCCGACATCATTATTATATATCCCGGTACGGAGACCCGGCAGGCGGTGACCGTGCAGTATGGTCAATTCATCTCGGCGCTGGAAACTGCGGCGGATTCAACCACCGTTGCAATTGAAGACGACGCCTCCGTCAATGCGCTGACCGAGGTTCTCTTATTGCTCAAGGGACGCGACCTGAACGCGGTCAAGGGTGCCATGGACCGGTTTACCGTCGGCATCCAGGAACTTCTGACGGAGAAGCATTGAATGGGGGCCCAAACGGACTGCGCCACCCTGGTGCAACTGCTCTCCAACGGGCAGGCCGACCCTACCCTGTTCAACAATTTCTACAGCGAGATCATGGCGTTGCGGGAAATCGCCCGTTTCCACACCATCGCCGTTCCCATCACTTTTACCGCGCGAACCTCCGTCGTCATTCTGCCACCGCCGGTCATCAACCTGCTGACCCTTATATATAATGATACGGTCCTGTCGGACCTCGGGCTGCGCGAGCTCGAATCGATGAATCCCGGCTGGCGAAATACCGTAGGTTCCCCCTACGCTTTTACCCGCCAGGCCGAGAATTCGAAGCAGGTGGAGGTCTACCCGGTTCCGTATCAGACCTCGCCGCCCATCATTCCGATCCACGGTCTGCCCACCGGCCGGGACTACACCCCCGGCAACGGCATCGCCGTCTACATGGAAATCCGCGCCGGCGACTGCCTGCCCTATCTGGTACTTCCAGTCGCCTTGTACGTGCTCGAGCGGGAATACCTCCGCGAATCCGACCACATGGACCTGGCGTTCGCCGGGATGTGCAAGGAAATCGGCAAGCAGCTGCTGGCTCTGCTCGGCGACATCTTCACCGGTCCGAGGCAGGATGCCAAGTCATGAGCTTCAGATTGCGGCGCTTCTCGCAGCCGCTGGAAGGCAGGGGCCTCCATGAGCAGCTGAACCGCCTCGTTTACGACCTGGAGAACCAGTTCAACAGTATTTCCACGCCGCCCGCCGCAGCCGCAGCGGCACCCAGCGCCACCATTACCGAGATTGCCACAGGCGGAGGTGGCGGTGAGGGTGGCGGCGGGGGAGGCGGCGTCACCTCACTGACCGGCACCCTCGACGAAATAATCGTTGACGTTCCGTTCGGAGACGCCACGCTTTCGCTCGACGGTCCGCACGCCTTCACCAGTGAGACCCAGTACAGTCTGCTGCTGGGCCAGGGCAGCGCGCCCATCTCGTCGCTGGGGGTGGCCGGCAACGGCCAGATACCGATCGGTTCCAACGGAGCCGCTCCCGTGCTGGCCACGTTGACCGCCGGCTCAGGGGTTACCATCACCAACGGCCCCGGCGTCATAACCATCGCCTCCACCGGTGGCGGAGGAGGCGGCACCGCCTTTTTCACCATCGTCACGACTGCGACCACTCCCTACACGGTAGCCGCAGGCGCCAACATCTATATACGGGGTTCAGCCACGGCCGGGGCCAATCAAGTGGTGAATCTTCCTGCGGCGACCGGCAGTGGAGTAATCCTGATGTTCAAGAAAATGGACAGCAATCCCCACAATCTGGTGGTGACGCCGAACGGAACCAATACCATCGACACCTACGCCAGCTACACCCTGACCACCCAGTTTTCAGCCATTCAGATTCTCGATGCCGCCGCAGGGGTGTGGGACCTTGTCAATGCGAAGCCTTAAGCTGGCGCTATTGCTGCTGCTGGTGCCTCAAGTCTGCTGGGCTCAGGCCGTAGGCTCCGTATTGATGGGGCAGGGACCGGGCGTCTCTCCGACCTATGTTACCAGTCCTGTCATCGCCGGCACCGTGACTGCGCCGGTACTCGACTTGCCCGCTGCGAGCTCGTCGCAAATATTCTTCGGCTCAACGACTACGCCTAACGCGACCATCAGCCAAAACGCTTCCGACAACATCAACCTGACGTATGGCGCACATTGGAATGGCAGCGCCTGGGTAGCGGACAACGGCACCGCATTCATCGAAGGCATCAACGGAGCATTCACCTTTTATGAGAGTACTGGTTTGACGGTAGGCAGTACTTTCACCCCGACCCTGATCAGCGCGATGACTGCTTCCGGCCTGAATGTACCTGCACTAACGATTGCCGGTGCGGCGCTGGGTGGGAGTTGTTCAGGCGGGCAGTTCGTCAACACCATCAACCCGGCCGGGGTGCCGTCATGCGCGACACCCGCTACTGGTGGCAGTGGTTACCCCAGTGGTGCTCCGCCGCAGATAGGAGGTTTCTCAGCGACCAACACCGCAGAGGCCGAGACGCTGGGTGGTGATGCCACTCTGACGAGATCGGGCGCGAACGCTTACTCGATTAGCGTGACCAAGTCCGGCGGCACTGCTCTCACGTCGCTGTTCGCGCCGTTGACCAACGCAGCGGGTGGTTCGGGCAATTACGCACCAATAGCTTCGCCGGTCTTTACGACTACGGCGACCTCGCCCACACTCTTGCTGACTAGCGCCTCGACCCAGATATTTTTCGGTTCAACGACCACGCCTGAAGCGGCACTAACAGCGAACACCGCCGATTCTCTCACCGTATCCGCTGGGGCACATTACAACGGCACTAACTGGATCGCGGATGCCACCACCGCGCAGTCGCAGAACTATACTCCCAGCGGGTTCGGCTTTTACATGAATAGCGGTCTGACGGTGGGGAGTTCTTACACTTCGACTGCGATCGCCTCTCTGGGTACTACTGGCTTTAATCTACCAACGGGCGAAACCTACCAAGTGAACGGGGTGCCGATTGGTGCTACCGGGCCAGCTGGTCCTACAGGTCCACAAGGTAATCCCGGACCGACAGGCGCTACTGGACCGATTGGCCCAACAGGCACGCCGGGTGCGACAGGTACCCAAGGCGCTACCGGGCCAACTGGAGCAACGGGTCCGATAGGACCAACTGGAACTCCCGGTCCAGCGGGCACACAAGGAGCGACAGGTCCAGCCGGTCCCGCTCCCAGCGGTGCGCCTCCGCAAATTGTAGGTTATAGCGGAACCAATACAGTTGAAGCTGATACGGTTTCTGGCGATGCGACCCTGAGCAGGGCATCTGCCGGTTCCTACACCATCGCGGTGACCAAGACGGGGGGCGTGGCGTTCACCGGACTTGCGACCGCAGCGATACCTCTGAGCATTGCCAACGGCGGGCGCGGGTCCAGCACCGCGCTTGTGGCAGGACAGATCGACATTGCCCAGTCAGCTACTGCTTTCGCTGGAGTCGCCATGTCAGGTGACGCGACTATCACCAGTGCAGGGGCAATCTCGGTCGCTAAGACAGGTGGCGTGGCGTTCAGCGCGCTAGCTACAGCAACAGTTCCACTGTCCATCGCAAACGGCGGTAGTGGTTCGGCCACGGCTCCGACCGCAGGGCAAATTCGCGTTGCGGCCTCTGCGACTTCTTTCCCCCCCGTGAGTATGAGCGGCGACGCGACCATAGCCAGCACTGGTGCGGTCACGGTGACCAAGCTCAACGGTACCACACCAGGAGGTACATGCTCGGCCGGTAATTTCGTCTCTACGATCAGTGCGAGTGGCGTGCCGACTTGTACGACACCGGCTACGGGCGGCGCTCCGACGACTAACCCGGCAGGAGGGCAAAACAACTATGCGCCGCTGGCCTCGCCTACTTTTACAGGCACAGTCACTGGCCCGACACTGAACCTGACCACCACCACCGCCACGCAAATATTCTTAGGGTCATCGACTACGCCAGAAGGGACAGTAAGTGCGCTTAGTGGTTCCAACATAAATCTTGCAGGAGGTGCTCACAACAACGGGACCAACTGGATCGCGGACAGTACTGTGGCAGGAATAGTCACCGCCGCCGGTGCTGGTATCAATTTTTATCAGGACACAGGGCTGACGGTAGGCAATACTTTCACCCCGACCCAAGTGGCCGGATTTAACGGCAACGGCTTGGTGTTGAACAACACCACCTCGACGCAAATTTTCATTGGCTCCGCGACTACGCCTGAAGCTGCACTGACAGCGAATGCTACCGATGCCTTCAACATATCCGCTGGTATGCATTACAACGGCACCAACTGGATCGCAGATGCCACCGCCGCCCAATTTCAGAATTTTAATGCTAACGGTTTTGGCTTTTACATGAATACTGGTCTGACGGTGGGGAGTACCTTCACTCCCACCGAAGTGGCCATGCTCAATGGTGGTGGAATTTACTTTAATGTCCCGCCGAGTACCGCATGGGAAATGAATCAAGCCGCTAATACCGTCACGGTTGCCACTGGTAGCAACTACCCATTGGCGGTTGCAGCAGGAATGATCGTTATCACTGATACGTCCGTCTCTGGGACGACAGCGATATATATCTGCGGTGGTGGTACGTGCAGTATGGTCAGTACCACTGGTGCGACCTTCGTTGCCAGCACCACCACACCCGCATCAGGCAAGACTTCAGTTGCTAGTAACGGGACGAAATATACAATTTACAACAATCAAGGTTCATCCGTGATTTATGGGTTATTCCTGGTTGAGACAAGAAACACGCTATGATTAGGATACTCATAATGACGGCGCTTTTGGGTGCAACTACGGCGTTCGCCCAAGCGCCGCCGCCCGCCTTGTCCACCGACCCGCAGCAAATTGAGAACCTGCTTCAGGCGACTGGGTGCAGGGCGGAAGAGACCGCCGCCGCACAGACCATTGCCAGTCTGCAAAAGCAGATTAACGACCTGCGAAAGCAGCTCGACGCCAAAGACCCGCCTCCCAAGGGCGGCGCAACCAAACACTAACACTAGGAGAATCACGTCATGGCGAAATATCCTGTAACTGGAAGCAGTCCCGGCTCGGTGGAAATTCCCGATAATCCTTCCGGTGGTGGTGGAGGTGGTGGGTCTGTACTCGAGGGGTTGGCAGGAGCGTCTCAGAGTTTTCCCGCCGTCAGCGGACACGCGGGCTACGCAACCGAATACCTCGATCCGCAGGGCTACTTCCGCACCATTAAACCCGGCTCCAACGACGTGTTGTCCATCGCTCCCGGCAATTGGCCCCCCGGCTACCGCGTCCCCAACGGCAGCAAAGGCGGCGGCTATGCGGCATCCGGGACACAGGCGAAGGGCACTGAACCGATAAGGCTCCAGCCCCCGGTCTCGGGAACCAATCGCGTTCAGTATCTGACGCTGGTGAAAATTTTGGTGCGCAATCCCGGCAACGCGAAAGGCAACTTCTACGTGGGGTTAGGTGTCGCCAACGTGAATGGCCCAAATCGGCCTATGGCACCCTATCTCGGATATGCCCATGACCTGGGCGTGTGGGAAAACCAGATGGCACCCGAAACCCTCGATCCCGGCGCTGCGCGCACCATAAGCATGTTTCGGGTGGATACCTGCGACGACCAGATGGACGGAGGCATCTCCGGCTGGCCCAAGTGGGAGATGACGCCCGATCCCAAGACCCTGCTCTATCCAGCGGTGGCGATCAACTTCGCCAATGTAGGCTCGGGCGACCTTGAGGTCGGAAATGTATTCGCTGTCGGCTGCGTATTATAGGGAATGAAAGCGCTTAATCTAATTGGGCAGCAGCGAGTCATCCATGGCTACCAAGAGAATTAGTTTCAACGATTTTAATAGAAGAATGGTTCTCGCCGGCGGCCGCGAACAAACCGGCCCCGCCGCACTTCGCCGCGCTACCGGAGTCGCCCCCATAAACACCACCTCGGTGCTATCGCGCTGGGGCTCGACCCTGCTTTTCCCGGGGATCACAGCAACCCAACTCTACTACTGGCACGGTTCCCGTTACGCCTACGACGGGAGCTACCTCTATCGCGACGGGGTGATTATCGAATCGGGCTTCAACGGTACTCGCTTGAGCTTCAACTCGATGCCGCCGCAAGGCGGCCTCGACGATTATCTGTTCATCCTGGGCGGCGGAAAGGCGCCATTCAAAATCGCGCCCAATGGCACCGTCACCAACTGGGGCATCCAAGCGCCACCCAACCAGATGCAGGCGAACAACCAGCCCATCGAGCAGATCGTTATCGACGCCTTCGATGTCACCGCTGGCAACTGGATTACCAACGGCAACTGCACCCGCTCCAGCGATACCAGCGAATTCATCCAGGGCACCGCATCGCTGAAGGTGCTGCCCACCGCAGCTCCGTGGCGCATCGTCAATACCGCGGTAGCGACGCTCAACCTCGGCAACTACTCCCCCTCTGGCGACATCTCGCTGGAAACCGACGTCATCCAGTTCTGGATCTTCTTCAACGGCAACTTCAACCAGACCTGGATCCAGCTTGATTTCGACGTCTCCGACGCTACCTTCCGGAACAATTACTATAGCTACGTGATGGGCTTCATTTCCTCGAGTTCCAGCAATCCGAGCGTCAACCACAGCGTGCAGGTCACCTACGCTTTTCAGCAAGGGCAGTGGCAGCAAATCACCATCCCCAAGAGCGAGTTCCGGCGGGTCGGCAACGCGCTGCAGCAGGACTGGTTCAACGTGCGCGGAGTGCGCTTGTCGGGCGGCGGCTTTGCCAATTACGCGCTGTTCGACAACCTGACCATGTCGGGCGGCTGCGCCATGGGCGCGGGTCCGGCCGTCGGACACGGCGGCTCCGAATACGACTACCGGGTCGTCTACCGCAACCTGACTACCGGCTCGCAGTCCAACCCCAATTCCGATCCAGCCAAGGTCTTTGGCGTGGCGCTCAACAAGGTGCTCCTGTCCAACATCCCGACCTCAAGCGATCCGCAGGTCAATGCCCGCGATCTCTACCGGACCCAGGCGCTGACCGTGGCCGGCGGCACTGGCACCGCCTTCTATCTCGATACCATCTACGACAATGTCACCACGACCTATCTCGACAATACCGCCGACCAGAGCTTTCGGATGTCCACCACTCCATGGCAGCCGAACGTCGGGGTCCCGCCCGACGCAGCTGCGCCGTATTACATTGATGCGGGCAACGGCTATTACTTCAAATTGATCCATGGTGGCACCACGGCAGCCGCTCCGCCCACCTGGATCATTCCGTCCAGTACCTGGGCGGCCAACTCTGCCTTCGTGGTCGGTGAAACGGTCGCGCCGATCCAGGGTGGGGGGGATTTCTTTCAATGCAGCACCGCCGGCACCAGCGGAGTCGTAAAACCTAATTGGGCCGCCGGTGGAGCGCCACTTATAGACGGCACCGTGACGTGGACCAATATCGGCTTGATGACGACCGTCGAATCGACCGGCCCGCAGTGGCAGTACGAAGGCATCAACTCGACCCCGGTACTCGGCAACGACGCAGTCCTACTCGATAACGCACCACCCGCCGCGACCTACACCCAGGCCTACGGGCCGTTCCAGGGATCGATGTTCTACACCGGAGACACTGCCGCGCCCGGCTACATCTATGCCTCGCCGCCCGGGCGGCCCGAAGGCGTGGGACAGGCCTACATGGTGACCGGGACCGACGACCCCATGCAGGCGATGCAGGAATACGACGGCGTGCTCTGGGCGTTCAGCCAGGACCACGCCTTTTATCAGCAGGGCGCTTATCCCGCCATCGCCTGGATCCCGGTGCTGGCCGCGCACGGCACCGTCGCGCCACACACCGTCGTGCGGGTTCCTGGAATAGGCATCATCTATTGGGCGCATGACGGAATCAGAATTCTCTCGTGGGGCAGCTCAGTGTTGATTGGCTTTCACGAATTGGGACCGCTGTTCCGCGGACAGGCGGAAGAAAATCTGCCCGCGTGGTCCTATCTCAATCCGCCGCAATGGGCCGCACGCAGCAAGGACGAAATCGTATTCTCGGATGGCCAGAACCTTACTCTGGCCATCGCCTACGACGGTTTGCTGGAAAGCAAGGTTGCGTGGCGGCGGCTTTCTCCGGTCATGACCGCCTGCTACCATGACGAACAGACCGGCCAAATTCAGGCCTCGTTCAACGGTAACGTCTACCAGTACGAGCAGCCGGGAGTGCTGGCCGACGGAACTGCCGCGATCCCATTCGAGATCCAGAGTCCCGCCGATTTTCCCGATCCCGGCGCTCAGTTCACGACCCAGCGGATCTATATCGCCGCCAATTTGAACGTCTCGCAGGTGGCGCAAAATCTCATTCCGGTGCTGATCATCGACGGGATGGAACGTACGCTGCCGCTGCTGCCTGCCACTGCGGGACGCACCACCTACGAGCTCGCGCCCCAGATGTGCGGGCGGCTGTTCGATGGCGTGCGGCTCACCGGCTCGCTCACTGGACGGGTGGAAATTTTCAACATCTCGGCCGACGTGTGGCTCGGGGAACAGCAGGCGTGATCGTTTACGATCCTACGCAGCATGAGATCATTTTGACCGACTGGTATCTCCGCCAGTTGTTATCCGAGCCTGAAGAGTTCCAGCAGTTATTCGCCAAACCACTCCGTTCTCTCACCGAAATTCTGAATTGGGCGAAGAATACGGTGAAAGTGATCTTCGAGCTGGATGCGCTGGGGGTTACTCGAGCCGCCTGGTACGCGCCCGACCTCTCCGGGGCATGGTTCGGATGCTGGATGAGAAAAGACAAGCGCGGCGAGGTGGGTGCGGTCGTCTTCATCCGCAATGCCTATCGCTACGGACTCGAGTTTTTCCCGGTCCTAATCTCGCTTACCAAGCAGGAGCGTCTCGATCCGGTGCTGCGCAGACTCGGCAATGAATATGTCGGGAAGGTGCCTTACTTGTTTGATGGTGAGGCGGCTTTCGTATATGTCCAAACCAAGGAGTCGTTCTATGGGCAGCTCTATGAGCGGAGGGGGAAAGACCGCGACCAGCTCACAAAGCTCTCCCTACGCGCCGCAGTTGGCGCAATACGGGAGCCAGCTGTTCAAGATGTTCAAACCGACCGGGCAGCTCCTAGCGTCGCAAACGGCAGAAGGGCTTCAAACCGGCGGCGTCAACGCACGAATACCCATCGTCGACGCCAGCATGGGCGCAGCGCGCCAAGCGTACAGCAGCAGTTACCAGAGCCTGAAGAACCAACTGGCTCAATCGGGACTGCTGAACAGTTCATTCGGCCAACAGATTTTGGGCCAGGAACAGATGGCAGGCGGCCAGCAAATCGCTAGCCTGCCCGCGAGCATGACTGGGCAATTCCTTTCGGGTGCGATTCCGACCGTGACCGGCTTTGCTCAGACCGGTACGGGCGCGGTGGGACAGGCGGCGCAGGTTCAGCAGACTGCCACCTCTACGCCGTCGTTCTGGCAATATTTCATGCAGGGCATGCAGGCCGCCGGCCCAGCCATAGGGGCAGCCGTCGGCGGAGGTTGATAAATGGCGGCCTTGCTGGGAATGGCGCTCGGTGGCCTGGCAGCTTACGGGGCTGGACAATCGCGCCAGAAACGCGCGGGGCAGCAGAAGGCCGCCGACCTCATGCTGCAGGCCGGATTCCAGTCTGGTGACCCGAATGCATTCGACTCACCGGACATCCAATCCACCATCGCCAAGGCTTACGGCAGCGACTTCGCGAAGTCCCTGCCCCATTTCGCTCAGTCGATGAACCAGCCGATGCCCGGCATGCCGGCGATGCCCGGAATGGGCGGACCGCAAACCGCTGGTACCGCTCCCGCGGGCGCAGCCCCAGCTCCGGGTGCTCCTGCGCCCGCTCGTGGTGGACCCAATCTGATGCTGCCCAAGGTAGCGGGCAATATCCCCAGCCAGATGCCGATGACCTCGGTGACCGGACCCAGCGGCGCCCCGGTTCCCGGCACCACCGAAGGTCCTGCGGGCCGTGGCGGGACTCTGCCTGCGGCAGCACCACCCGCAGCCCCAGCTCCAGCCGCAGCGACAGGGCCTCCTCCCGAGCACGGCGATCCGAACGACCCGCAAACCTGGCTGCGCTACGCCGATAGCATCCAGTCGATTGCGGACCAGAATCCCCGCAATGCACGGCTGCAGGAATTCGCCAAGTCACATATTGCGGAAGCCAAATCTCGGGCGGAATTTCTCCAGAAGCAGCAGGACTTGGAATCGGGTCGAGCCGAGCACAAAGCGGAATGGCAACAGACGACAGCCGATCGCGAGCAGGCGCACGCCGACATGATGGCGATGCGACAGCAGACTCTGGCACTACAGGCGCAGAATGAGCAGGCCAACCAGCAGTTCAAAGCCATCACGGTTCAGATGCAGCAATCGAAGAACAAGGACGAGCAGCAG